CGGTCAGTATCCCCGTTGGCTTTTTTAACCATGGCTTGCAGACGCAGGCCGTTCTCACCTACTACATGGGTTTGCACCATGGAAAAATATCGCTTGATGTAACCGATATCATCACCGGCATTGCGGCTGGCTTCACGTAGCTTTACCAGGTCACGACGCAGGTTGGAATCGACACTGAGCGAACCACCTACAAAACGCTCTACCGAACTATTGTGCTGTTTGGCGGCAGCGTAGCGTTTATGATCCAGGCTGTTTGCGTGCGGCGCAGAGCGCTTTTCTTGTGGCGCTGACTGTGCAGCCCGGCCATCTAACATCAATTCATAACTGTTCATTAGCGCATCCTAAACAGGGCACGGCGCGCTGGCTTTTTACCGGCATCACGGCGCTTTTCTTTGGCAACCAGGTTGCGATATTTACGAGCAAGGCTATCTAACTGTTCAATAGGTATGCGGTTTAAAGCTTTACCATTGACGGTGTAGCTTTCGTGATCACTGACGATGCGACCTTCTAACCGGCTTTCAATCAAAGCCAGCATCTTTTCTGCATGAGTGCGGTGATCTACCGTCGTTTGATCCACCGGATTTTCTAAAACGGTAGTAAAGCCTGTGGCCACCACCACGGCTTCCATGTCTTTTTTACGCTGAAGCGTCCATTGATATTTACCTGTTAACCAATCGGTAGTGGTGGCGCTGGCAACTTCAATATTTACCACGCCAGCATCGGCGGCGGCGGACAAAGTAATTTGCTGGGGCCCAGTGAAAATATACTGGTACATCCATAAGCCATGGGCGTACTCGTCATCGCGGCACCAACTTAGGCTGGTACCGGAAACGATGGTGTAAGGTTCCATTTATGCTCCAGAGAAACTATTGCTGCGACTGCGTTTGCTGCGCACTTTGCGTTTAGACTTTTTAGGCTCTTCAGCTTCTACTGTGGCCACTTGCTCAGGCTGTGCGAATAAATCAACTTGCGTTAATTTGTGCTCAATGGCTTCCCACTGACTAGGCTTCAATAGATGTATACGCTTGGCCCGAGCTGCATGCAGTGCATACACTTCGCAATCCCATGCTTCTATGGCGCGCCCGGCTTTTTGCTGCCAAATTTTACGATTACGAATGGTGCGATGCGGGGCCTTTACTTCACCGGTTATCTGGTCAAAGTAATCTGCGCGTACGGTTTCATATACATGGTGCCGCCCTGCCCCAATGCCCTCTAACTTCATATGCGAAGCCAGCCAGTCTTTGGCTTTATTAGTGCCTACTATGAATACTCTTAAACCGTGTTTGTCGGCCTTAGTACGTTTTTTAGGATTCTTGTGATCAATGGGTTTATTGCTAGGAGTGGCGAATATCTCCGGGTCTTGCTGCGCACTGGACCCCTTAATGGCCATGACCAATACTTGCTTGTGTGATTTCTGCCGGGTTCTTGCCCAGTGATACACTGCATCGTTGGTGTTGCCATCGGATGAATCTATGCTGATTGCGCTGGCGTAGATGCGTGAACCCAGTTCATGAGGGATGCCAGCAAACACCAGATCATCTAGCTCAGACCAGACAGGATCGTTTTTATCCGAGGTGCCTACCGAGGCTGAAATTTCACCCCAGTAAAGCAGCCAACTTTCTTCACCACGACCCCATGCCCGAATGATTATGGCGATGCGGTCGTGCTGGATATCTATGCCTATGGTGATAACCAAACCACCACGAGGGCAAATTAACTCTGGGTAGTCGCTGGCTTTTTCACGTAGGGTTTCGGCATCTGCGTGATCGTCTTTAAATGCGTAGGGCCTGCCCAATTTTGAGTTTACAAATACTATGCGGTCAGTTTCATCACCCATTGAAGCCTTGTGCTCGGCCTTTAGGTAGTCCCGAACCAGCTCAATAATACCGGCACCAGGCAAACAGCTATAAAGCTCAGACAGCTCCATAAAACCTGCCACACCGTGAAATTCTGCGGTGGCTACCCAACCACAGTTTTCATCACCATTTTCCATGGCGGCATACACGGTGTTGCGTATATTGGTTTTTCGTTGGTAATCACCCCAGGGCGTGCCGCAACATGGGCACACATAAACAGCTGTATCTGGTAGAGCGGTGCCAAAGACTTCATGTTCGGTGCCGTCATCGGTGTTTAACCAGCTGACATTTTCCCAATCTAAAACATGGGTTTCATTGCACTCATGGCATTCAACGGGTAACACCCGTTGATCACTGGTTTTAATGTGCTCTTGTACTTTGCTTAAACCATCAACCGATGGCGTACCGCCCAGCACACGCTTGGCACCGGCTTTACGTTTGGTGCGCTCCCATAATAGGGTAATGGCGCTGCCTTGCTCGGCTAGGTTACCCGCTGCATCATCAGGCTCTTCTACAATTACAATTTTTGCTGGCGTTGATTTAACCGAGCTGATTGAGCCCGAGGTTACAAATTTTAAGAAGCCATTAGTAAATTTTTTAAACAGCGAACGGTTATCTTTGCTGCGAGATTTGGTTACATCTATTTTTCTATTGAGTGCCGGGGTTGCCAGTACTGATGGTTCGAATTTTTCGTCGTTAAATTCACGGGCCGAGTCGGTCTTGGGAAACATGACCACAATAGCGCAGGCCATGGTGTCGATTATTTTGCCCAGGTACGCCACAAGTGCGAACGTCCAACCCACTTGCGCGGCTTTCATGGTGACCACTTCAGTCACATCAGGATTATCTAGTGCGGCAAAAATGCCATACACATATGGAACGTAAGATAAATCGTATGGGCCGGGCTTGTCTGCACCTTCAGCAGGCAGCCTGAAATATTCTTCAGACCACTGAGCTGTTGGCATCGGCGGCGTTGGTACCAGCGCGTTCGCCCACACCACAGAAACGCTCAGCAAGTTCTGATCCAGCACTTGCAATGTGTCCAAGGGCAGTTCTGAGCGGGGCGGTAACATCATCGCTATCTAACTCTATTCGGTATTTTTCACTAATGGATTCAGTGATGGTTTCACCGGCTCCCATCACAAAACCCTGAATCCCGGTGGCGCTTTCAATTATCCAGTTAAGTGCAGATTCTCTATCAACTAATTCTTTGGATGCGGTCAATCTACGCTGGCGTTTCTCGGCAATGTTTTCTTGCGTCTCTTCAATGCGCACCGCCGTTAACGTGGCTTGCTGATCACCGCCCCGCCCTGCCGCTTCTTGGCGTAGCCGTTCACAATAATCGGACAGCCATTCCAAATAGGTTTGGCCGCTTGTTAAAAAACCACGCTCAACATGCTTATTAATCGCTTGCCGACTGGTACCTACCATACGAGCAAACCCTGCTTGGGAAGCAACGTCGGATAACTGAATATCACTCAAGTGTGTCAACCCCCCTGCAAATAATCTCTGTAGCCAAAACTCGCGAGTCCCTTACCCGTAGGGCTCAGATGGCCGGAAGTACCTTAGACACGAATGTCTATGCCGCCCTTCATAAATTCCATGCCCTCGACACTCATCTTGCTGCGTAGTAAAGCAGGCCAAGTAGAAGGCTTATTGGTTAGCATTTGTTTCCAGCTCAACACATTAGGCTGATTGCGAGATGAGTTCATTGCTAGGGTTTGCACCACTTTGTTAATCCCTATCATGATCGCATTATCTATTGGGTTATCTGTACGATTCGCCAGCCAACCAATGACAGGCATGGCAACCGTGGTTGCTCCCATCACTAACGTGTAATGAGGGTTAGCCTGTACTGCTGCCACCAACACAGACTCCAGGTAAGCGGTTAATGATCCATTGAACATGGCCTCAATAGCCACAGCTGAGCTTATCTCTACTGCACAGCCTGCCATCAAGAGCATGGCTATTAATACGAATGCGATTTTCATATGGCTTCCTATGGGTTAAACGTTTGGATGGTGCCGTCTGGGTTGCGCACATCAAAGTGCAGCCAACTGGTGCCCATCTCAATAGCGCTTAGGTATGGGAACTCACCAGGGTTATCTAATATAAATTCTCGTACTGCCTGTGCCGTGGTATCACGGAACACACAATCAAACGCACGACCAAACCGATGCTGGCTATAAGCCGCGCCTATCTGGCAATCAGGCTCACGTAAGCCCCGATATTGATTAGTGCCACCCCACTGCCAATCATTCACAGTGATAGAGCCAAAGCGTTCTCGTAAGGCATCTAGGGTACGCAGGGCACGATCATCTAATAATGCCCACGCCTTATCACCACGATCAGCAAATACCTTTTTGGATACCAGCTCCTTGATACCGAAATGCTTACACTTAAACATGATCATTCCCTTTTGAGCTGGCCACTAGGTGGTTATAAGTCTTGTGTCGGAAATACCAGTTCACAGCAAATGACAGCCCGGCAAACACTAGTCCGCCAAACGCCATGAGGTCGTTGGCCGAGTACACACCAAACAAGGTGATGCTGCTGCCACTGTAAGTAGATGCGGTAGCCACCTCGGCTGCACGCTCAACAATCTCAACAGCCATGTACTTTATCCCGGACATAAAAAAGCCCCTGCATGCAATTACATGAGGGGCAAACAATGCAAACTTCCTATGAACTGACCCAACTATCAGATCATGGAACAAACTATATCACTCTGTGCCACGGCTCTTTCAAAATGGCCACTTCCGGTTTCTGTGGATAAGCCACACAGGCCAATAAACATCAAGCCTGTGGCTGTAGTGATGTGCTCCTAAAAGCACTACATGGGATAACTTTAAGCATGAATACACCCCATTAATGCCTGCTCAATCTCCTTATGAGCCTCATCTAAGCGCCTATACAAGGTGCGCTTGGACATGCCCAGGGCATTGAGCTTTTGTGCCAGCGTTGATGTGCTATTGATGTAGAACTCTTTCACTATGAGCCTAAGGGCTTCAGGCAGCCCCTGTACGGCTTTTTCGGTTTCATATACGGCCATACTAAAAGGAACGGCCAAACCCTGCCCTTCCCCCCTAGATTCTCCAGATAAGGCATATGCCCATGCTGTAGAGAAGGCACCGCCGCCACCACATGCTTCAGCCCAGTCCAATAAACGTTCATGCATTGCGTCAATCATTTCATCAGTCCTTTTTTGATCGTCCTACCAAGTCCTATCGGTTTCTTAAAACCCTTAGGGTATTTTTTTCTAATAGAATCAGTAACTTAGGTTAATTATCCTAGGAGTCCTAGGGGTACTAGGGGTTTTCTATATGTGTAGAGGAATAAAACTTACTGCAATTTCTTTACTATATTTTGCGCCCGTGTGCGCGCGTTAAACCCTTGGTACTCCTAGGACAATCCTCTGGAAGCCAATAACCACGTGCATATACGGCTCCTAGGGGTTGATGAAAACCTATAGGACAACCCATAGGACGGTTAGTACTTTTCATTTTCATCTACCCCAATATACTCATCCATCTTCACGCGGAACTCTTTGACACTTTCACCAAGCCACAGCTTTTTAGACTTCCCGCCAGCCTTGGAGGGCTCAATGGTCAAATAGAACGTGCCCTTCTTATCCTTTTTATCATCCGGACCAAACACATACGGCTGATGAGCTTCACGCCTCAACACTCGACGCTCAATGAGCTTTGGAAACTTCTGATTATCCATGACCTTGCCGATGCCATTGGCCTTGCACCAGTGTCGATAGACATTCCACAGATCGGTCGTAAGGCATGGAATATATGGAATATCAATATGACCCCCTTTCCAACACTGATAAAACTGGTCCCAGGTGGGACGGCCAAAATCAATCAACCACTCTTTAGCTTCAGTCATGGGCGGTTTGGTTCTTACTTCAAAATCAGAGGTATCCAATTTTAATAACCAACCCAGAAAGGCAGCAGCGCCACCAGCCTTAAGCTCGGCACCCACTCGCGCTTGTAATTCAGCGTCCAGCTTCCAGTTAGGCCAGATAACCAAAAAGCGGCGATCAGACTGCTCGATGGGAAACGGCAACAATTCATTTGATAAAAATATGCAGTTCATGTGGTTGGCTTCTTCCCAACCGCTCATAAATTTCTTTTCGATGCGCTGTTTATCACCGGTAATCATTTGTTTGATGGTGCCCATGTGGCTGTACTTCTGGTCCCGGCTGAATATTTCTTCAAACAGGCCGTATAACAAATTACTGGACCAATCTGTATATTGGCTTTCCATCTGTGTTTGGCCCAATGTCGCGCCGTATTCGCCGTAGATGCCGCGCATAACTCCATCAAAGAACAACGACTTACCCGATCCCTGCACATCAGAGTGCATCAGCACGGCAGTATGCATTTTTGCCCCTACATGCTGTAACGGGTACGCCATCCACTTAGCCAACCAGGTCCACACCTTTAAATCCTCATTACACAGCAGGTACATCATGTCGATAATCGCTTGGCAGCCGTCATCGTTATGATCGGGCTCTAAAGGCAAACCCTGAAACATATTAATGTGCGTTTTAGCGTCACATTTTTGAGTAGGATCAAACACCAGATTGGCTTTATCAATTTGCTTGCGCATAGCCGACTGATTCCAGAAAGAAAACGCATTGGGAATGGCGTATTTCAAATCGGCAATATTCACCACTTCACGGTTTTTATGGTCCCACACAGACTGTGACGGGTTTAGATACACATAACGGCCCAAGGCCATGGCCAATTCCCCGTCCCCCTCTGTTTGGGCGGCGGAAATTTTTATATTCACATCAGCTTCATTCACTTGGCGCTTATCGGCGGCTTCCCACCATTCTTTGCCGGTCTTGGCACCCACTAGGGCCATGAATTCAGCTTTCTTTAGCTTCTGCTTATCGTTAATGTTCCAAACATTGGTAGACGGTACGATAAGGGCAAAACGTTCTTTAACCTGGTCTAGTGTAATGGCGCAGGATGTAATAGTGATCGTTTCAGAAATTGCCGCGCCTGCATTGATAGAGGGTGCGGGAGACTCATTCGCCGCTGCCGTAGCAGGGTTAATCACCGCATCGGCAGACGGGCTTTGTAGGGCAGATTCAATTTGCTGTTTTACGGCATCAAGCCCGCAGGTTAAATGCAGATCGTTAAAATCGGTACACTCATTAATATCAAGCATTAGCAGCCTCCTTAAAATCAGCAGCCACTTGAGAAAAATCAGGCACTACAAAACCACAACAAGCCTTGGCCGCTGCATCTCGGGCCTTTTTTATACCAGGGTTATCTTTGGTTTGATGATCGTTATCACCACATACCAGCATCAACTGATCAGGAAACGAGTGACGAATAGCTGGCGCCATTTTTACTAAGTTGCCAGCATCCCAACATACAAAAACAGGACAGCCAGTGGCCATATGGATAGACGCACCTGTGGCAAACCCTTCGGCCAAACAAATCGGTGTAGTCGCATCTAAGTCATAGGCACTGCCTAACAAAAAGCAGGTACCTGATTTACGACTGTTTTTAATAAATAATTTAGTGCCATTAGCCAATACAAATTGCAGGCTCCACAACTTCCGGTTTATGTCGAACATAGGCAGCACCAACGTGCCTTTCTTAAGCCAATGAAACGACACCGCATCCGGGCTTTCCTTTTTGAATTCGGTCATTCTTATCATTGCTTGGTAATCGGTAAGGATCAGTGCCACGTTTTTAACCAGGTCCACCACGATCATAAAGGCCTCTTTCACCACCCGAGCACCGCAGGCATTAACCTGTTTTTTGTTAAGGTATTCAGACTCACCATCAATCGGCAGATTCTCCCAAATAATTTCACTCACCACTGAGATGTGATTTTGCAATTCAATTAATAAACGCTGCTCTTCAGCCGATTCCTGTTCACGCAATACACGGCGCGCTTGGCTTTCTTGCTGGCGTTTTTGTTTTTCATCTTCTGTGAATTGCGTCTTGGCAGGCTTGTAACCGGCATCGATGGCCAGTTTAAATAAGCTACCTATGTTAGTGCCGCCGCTTTGCTTAATGCTTTTCCAGGCGGTCTTAAAATCGGTTTTACTGTATTTATCACTGGTCTGGCTAAAGTCTTCAAAAGTACTGCGGCCACCCTCTCCAAATTCTGCCTTGATGGCAAAACCCAACTTGATCCAGTCTTCACGGCTCACACCAGCATCTAAAAACTCTAATGCCTCGGCCACCTCATCTAATGTGCATTGTTCAAACTGCATTATTATTATCCTTGTTGCCTAGTGCCTGATATGGCGCATACAGGGCCAACTGGGCGGTATCAGTGTTGGTTTTACGTTCAATCAAAAATGCAATGCGGGTCAACATAACGGTTAATACTTCAACCATCTCATCAACATTGGCGCATTCCACATCACTCAAATATTCGCGTATGGCTTCACGGGCATGGCCCTGTAGGGCATTAGGCGCTTTCAACATCGTCTTCCATAAATTGCTTGGAGCGTTCCACTACGGTAAGACTGGCACGCACTAATCTCATGCTGGCGCGTTCTAGTTCAATCATTTCTGTTTTATCCACCACACCATCGGCCAAACTGGTTTGCACGTTTTGGGTTAATACACCCACCCTGGTGATCAGGTCAGTGATGTTGTCCAGCATGCTGGTATCACAGGGCAGATTATCCAGTTCGGTTAAATCAACCCAGGCAGCGTCTACACGGCCACAGATAACATCTAAAATTTCATGGCTACGAGTGAGCTTTAATATTTGCTCAACATCACCCGCGCTTAACTTATTGCGATCACTAGCAGTGTTTAGTTTCTGCTGAAGGCTACGAATGCCAGTGGCCCTTGCCACCGCTTCAATGCCACCCGTAAAACCAACTACGGCTTCTTTACAGGCTTGATCCAAAGTTAGTGTTTTCATGTGTAGTGGTAACTCCCTGTGATCACTGTTTAAATTTTGTACTACTATGTAAAAATGAATTTAATTATTCACTTATAGGTTTGCCGACATGTTGCACATACAACGCCTTAATGCGGCAACCCAGCCCATATTTAGGTTCACTGCCCTTTTTAATACGCTGAATTGTCGATTGGTCTGCGCTTACCTGCTTGGCTATGCCCGCTTCGGTAAAGCCATCACTGATCAATTTTGCAATTATTTCCTGAAGATTCATTTTAAACACCATTCTGTATATGCATTCAATAATGCATCTATGCATTTTAATTTGCAAGCGTTTTTTAATCATAATTTAATGCGCATACGCATAATGAGAAGAAACTAATGAGCAAGACAGGGACGATCGCCACGCGCGTGACCGCATTACTGAACAGTAAAAGCTGGAACGAGACAGAACTGGCGCAAAAGTCTGGGTTATCTCAGCCCACCGTACACAGGATTGTGAATGGCATCAGTGAAAACCCCAGATTAAACAACCTGGCATCCATCGCAAAAGCACTAAACGTGAGCGTGGCCTATCTAACGAGTGACAAAATTGAAGGAGAATTGTCCAGCGCGGCGCAGGAATTAATTGCCCGCATCAATCAGTCCAGCATGAATGGCAAACTGGATGATATGGATTGCATCGTGCTTAGCCAGCTAGTAGATAGACTGAATAAAAACTAAATATCGATGGTATAAGAAGGGTTAAGCAATTCACACAGGG